AAAACTTTTACGCACGTGCAAAACTGAGATAAAATGTGAGGGCTTTTAACATGGGCCGGAAACCGAAGCCTGATCACCTGAAAATCCTCTCTGGAACGGCGCAGAAATGCCGCATGAATCCAGATGCGCCGCCTGCAAATACGGGCGTTGCGTCGTGTCCTGACTGGCTGTCAGATCGGGCGGCTGAAATCTTTGCCAATCTCTCGGCGGTGTTGCTTGGCATGGGCATTGCGTCGCCTGACGATCAGCACGCGCTGGCGATGCTGGCAAGCCGTCTTGAAGAAGTCGAACTGATGACTGCGGTTATTGAGGACGGCGGGCGCGTTTACGAGCAGAAGGGCGACGATGGCGAAGTGCGGATGGTCCGGGCGCGTCCGGAGGTCGGAATGAGAAATGAAGCGATGCGCCATGCGCAAAGCCTCTTGGCAGAGTTCGGTCTGACGCCAGCGGCACGGTCGAAGGTAAGCGCGGGCCAGCCCGTTCAGGAAAACCCATTTGCGGTGTTTGGGTGAAGGACTACGCGGCCACCGCGAAACAATACGCCCGTGACATAACGACAGGCAAGATACCAGCGGGGCGATATATCAAGCTGGCCTGCCAGCGTCACCTTGACGATCTGGAATGGCAGGACGACGACAGTTTCAAGTTTAGGTTTGACGAAAAAGCCGGGGCGCGGGTTTGTCAGTTTGTCGAACTTATGCCCCACACCAAGGGCAAATGGGCGGCTGAGCGCAAAACGCTGATCTTGGAGCCGTGGCAAATTTTCCTTGTCATGGTCGGATTTGGTTGGAAGCGAAAACGAGACAATTTGCGGCGGTTTCGAAAGATCCTTTTGCTTGTGCCTAGAAAAAACGGCAAGTCGGCACTGGCGGCGGCTATCGGGAATTACATGCTCTTGGCCGATGGCGAACACGGGGCCGAGGTTTACAGCGGGGCGACAACTGAAAAGCAGGCTTGGGAGGTGTTTCGGCCCGCTAAGCTGATGGCCAGCAAGAGGCCGGATCTTTGCAGCCGTTTCGGTTTGCAGGTTAACGCCTCGAACATGCACGTTCTGAGCAACGAAAGCCGGTTCGAGCCGATGATCGGCAACCCCGGGGATGGTTCGTCGCCAAGCTGTGCAATCGTGGACGAATACCACGAGCACGACACAGACAAGATGTTTTCAACAATGGAAACGGGCATGGGCGCGCGAGAACAGCCGCTAATGCTGGTGATTACAACGGCAGGGGATAATATCGCGGGGCCTTGCTATGCCATGCAAGACGAAGCGCAGAAGATGCTGGAAGGCACACGCCAGGACGACGAAACTTTCGCGCTAGTGTATGGGATTGACCCAGAGGACGACTGGACAGATCCGGAAATAATCAAGAAGGCAAACCCGAATTTCGGCATTTCGGTGGGTTCTGATTTCCTAATTGCTCGCCAAAATGACGCGATGAGCAGCCCGCGCAAGGCAGGGGCGTTTAAAACCAAGCATTTGAATGTGTGGGTTCAGTCACGTGAGGCTTATTTCAACGTCCAAAAGTACATGGCGGCGGGCGATCTAAGCCTAAAGCTAGAGGATTTTGCGGGCCAAGAGTGCATCATCGGCGTTGACTTGGCAGAAAAGCGCGACCTTACAGCGGTTGAGCTGATGTTCAGGTATAAGAACGGGTTCGCTTGCTTTGGCCGGTACTATGCGCCGGAAGAGACGGTCGAAGAGCCGCAAAACGAGCAATTCAGGACGTGGCGCGATACCGGGCGCTTAATCCAAACGGATGGCGCGGTGACGGATGACCGCGTGATAAAAGAAGACATTGAGGACGACTTAGCCCGGTTCGATGTGCGCGAGGTCACGTTTGACCCGTGGCATTCTCGGCAAATGGCCGTCGAATTGATGGAACTTGGCGTGTCTTGCGTGGAATTTGCAAACCGCCCATCGAACATGAATGAGCCCATGCGGGCGATGGACGCGCTGATCGCCTCTGGCGACATGCACCACGATGGGTGTTCGTTGTTTTCTTGGATGCTTTCGAACGTGGTGAATGCGTCCCGCACAAGCGACCTGCACAGACCGGGCAAAGAGCGCGGCGAAAACAAGATCGACGGGCCGGTCGCGCGCATGATGGCGCTGGGGCGCTGGCTTTTGGATGAGGCCGCGCCAGTTTCCCCTTGGGAAGACGAAGAATTTAGATTGGAAGTTGGCTAATGCTTGACCACATGGGCCGTGTTTTAGAGCCGGAAACAAGATCCGTTCAGGTGACGCAATCTGCACCCAACTTTCTTGAGGTGTTTGGCATCACTGGCAGCACGTCCGTTTCTATGGATGAGGCGCTTGGCGTTCCTGCGGTCTGGGCGGCGGTAAACTTTATCGCGGGCACAATCGCTGGCTTGCCTTTGAACGTTTACCAGCGCGACAGCAAAGGCGTCAAAAAGAAGGTCAAGGCCACGGTTGCAAATCCAGTGGTCGAAATGCTGCACAATAACGCAAACGACGAATTGTCGTCGTTTCAATGGCGGTTTGACAAGTTTACGGCGGTTCTGACGGAAGGCCGGGGTGTTAGTTATATCGAGCGCGACGAGCGCGGGAACGCGATCAACATTTTCCCACTGCCCGATGCGACGGTTGAGCGTGACGACATGGGGCGCAAGGTTTATCGCAGCAAAGGGCCGCGCGGTAAGGCATACCCGGCCCGAGACATTCTTGACCTGACATTCATGCTCAAGAGCGATCTGCTAACGCACCGCTCCCCGTTGCGGCAATGTGCTGTGGCAATCGGCAAAGCTGTGAACGCGAACGAATACGGGTCAAAGCTGTTCAAGAATGGCGGGTTGCCAGCTTTCGTTTTGCAAGGGCCGTTTGAATCTGGGAAGACAGCATCGCGGGCGTCCGACAACATCGCAGAGGCGACAAAGGCTGCGGCGCGTAAGGGCGCGAACGTTTTGGCAATCCCTATGGGGCACCGGCTGGACCCGCTCGGGTCTGACCCGGAAAAGATGCAGCTTGTGCAGACGCAGGAATTTGCAGTCATCGAGATTGCAAGAATTTTCCAGCTTCCGCCCACATTCTTGCAGGATCTTTCCCGTGCGACGTTTAGCAATTCAGAGCAGCAGGATTTGCACTTAGTCAAGCATACCCTAAAGCGGTGGGTGGAGCAATTCGAAGCGGAATTGAACCTAAAGCTATTTGGGCGCGGGTCTAATCGGTTTGCGGAGTTTAACATGGATGGCCTTTTGCGCGGCGATTACTTGACACGCATGACGGGCAACAGCACCGCAATTCAGACGGGGCAGCTAACGCCAAATGAAGCGCGCGCTAGGGACAACAACGAACCGCTGCCCGGTGGTGACAAGCTATTCATCCAAGGCGCGACTGTCCCACTGGACGGGCACACAGGGGCAGCAGAGGGCGGCACCAATGCAATATGAGAAACGAGGCGGCATTCCCGCAGAGATCCGGCAAGATGACACTGGCCTGCGGGTCGAAGGTTACGCGGCGGTCTTTGGGCAAGAGGCCAACATCGGCGGGTTTTTCCGGGAAATCATCGAAAAAGGTGCGTTCAAAGACGCGATTGGCCGCGATGATGTGGTTTTTCTTATCAATCACGAAGGTTTGCCGCTTGCTCGCACCAGATCCGGCACATTGACGCTATCTGAGGATGACCACGGGCTGCGGATGGAAACCACGCTGGATCCAGAAGATCCAGACGTTAAGTCGATTGTCGGGAAAATGCGGCGTGGTGATTTGGACAAAATGTCATTCGCCTTTTATCCAGACGTTGAGGAGTGGGACGACACCGGGGACATCCCGCTGCGCACAATAAAGCGCGCGTCTTTGGCTGACGTGGCGATTGTGACAAACCCAGCCTATGACGGGACGGAAATCGGGCTGCGCAGCCTTGAGCAATTCCGCACAGAGCAGCGGCAAAAGAATTTCAGCGCAGCGCGTTCGCGCCTACGCATGAAGCGAGACCTCGCACTGCGAGAGAACGGCTAAGGCACCGCGCCTAGCCCATCCAAGGCCCGCCGTGATGGCGACGCTGTTTCCCTTAGAAGGAGCCTTTCAAATGGCAACTATTAAAGAACTGCGCGAGCAGCAGGCGCGGATCGCCACAAACGCCCGCGCAAAATTCGAAGAAATCACTGACGACACCAAGGCCGAACGCGCCAAGGAAATCGAAGGTGAGTTTGACCGCATGATGGCCGAACATGATGAGATTGGCGGCAAGTTCGAGCGTCTGGCAAAGCTGGAACGGGTCGAGCGTGATATGCTTTCTGCAGCCGAGCGCGAAGAGCAAGAAAAGCGCGAAGGCAAACGCCCGAACCTGCCCGCCGGGCGTGTTGAGGCCGGGGCCGATATGGACTACCGCACTGCGTTCCACCAGTATATCCGGGCGCAAGGCGTCAAGGGTGACATGGAGCCGGAAGCGCGTGCCGTTCTGGATCGTGGCTATGCGCCTATGGAAATGCGCGCACAGACGACCACGGCGGCTGCTGGCGGCTATACCGTCCCAACCGAACTCGCCAATATCATGGTCAAGTCCATGCTGGCTTGGGGGCCGATGTATGACCCCGGCGTTACGACTGAACTTGTGACCACCGGCGGCGGGCCGATCACTATGCCAACGGTGAACGACACCACAACCGTTGTGGTCAAGAATACCGAAGGCACCACGCTGACTGATGATGGCGGCTCTGACGTGACGTTTGGTGAAAAGACCCTGAACGCTTACCCATTCAATACCGAGTGGCTGCGCGTTTCGAAAGAACTGGCAGACGACAGCATTTTCGCAATGGAAACGCTGCTGGGCAATTTGCTGGGCGAGCGTCTGGGGCGTCGTGCTAACCTTGAACTGACCACAGGTGACGGCACTGGCGATCCTAAAGGCATCGTCACAGCGTCGGCTTTGGGCAAAACGACAACGGGCACCACGGCTATCACTGCTGATGAAATCATTGACCTGTTGCACTCTGTTGACCCTGCCTATCGTATGGGGCCGCGCGTTGCCTTTATGTTCGACGATTCCACCCTGTCCGCTATCCGCAAGCTGAAAGACGGCCAAGGCAACTATCTGTGGCAGATGGGCAATGTTCAGGCTGGCATCCCAGGGTCTTTGCTTGGTTACAATTACTACATCAACCAGGCAATGGCCTCTATTCCATCCACGGCCTCGGCGTCCAAGGTCATGGTTTTCGGTGATATGTCGAAATACTATGTTCGCAAGGTCGGCCAGCCTTTGATTGGCGCAATCCAAGACAAGGACTTTTGGCCAGGTTTCGGCATCGCTGGCTATATCCGGTTTGATGGCGAACTGGCGGACACCGCTGCTGTCAAGCACATGATCACAGCGGCTTCTTAAGTCGGCTTTTGGGTGGGGCTGTAATGGCCCCACTTTCCAAGCCGATTTGAAAGGGCATACCATGAAAATCAAAATGCTAGTTTCTCGGGCTGGGCCTCTTGTCTCACAGAACCGGGGCGACGTTGTGGAAGTGGCAGACGCTGAGGCCATCCGCATGATTGAAGCGGGGCAGGCCGAGGCTGTGCGCTCTGTTGCGCCAGAAAAGGCCGTAAAGCGCGGCAAAGTTGAAAAGGCCACCAAGTGACCTTGCTCCGCGTTTCGCCGCCTGCTGCGCTTCCTCTGTCTCTGGCTGAGGCAAAAGCGCACCTTCGCATTACTCACAGCAGCGAAGATGACTTGATTGACGGGCTGATCGCGGCGGCGGTTGCTTATGTGGACGGGACAGGGCTTTTAGGCCGCGCCATGATAACCCAAGATTGGGCGCAGTGGGTCAACCAGGCACCGGGCTGGGTGCGTCTTGAGATTGGGCCGTTTCAATCTCTGGTGTCCGTCCAGTATTACGACAGCGACAACGTGCTACAAACGGCAACATTGGCGGATTTTGAACCCCGGTTGGCGGGTGATTTCGTGATCTGCAAGCCTAAAGAGGATTTTGAGTGGCCGAACGCCGAGACCCGGCAAGACGCGATCAAAATTACTTATCGAGCCGGGTTCGGGGATGCTGCTGGTGATGTGCCACAAACGGTTCGTCACGCAATGCTTTTGATGATTGCGCATTGGTACGAGAACCGAGAGGCCAGCAGCGAAAAGAGCATGGCCAAGCTGCCAATGGGTGTTGATGCCCTCTTGGGCGTTGAGCGGGTGGTTTGGTATGGGTAGCGGACCACGTGACCGCCTTATCACCTTCCAGCGCAACGGCGGGGCGACTGACGCTTTCGGCGGGCAGTCTGAGGCATGGGCAACGCTTACGGTCGGGACTTGGGCCGGATCCGAATGGGCAGAGAAGATGGACGTGTCAGACGGGGAACGCTGGCGGGCTGGCGAGGTGGCTGCACAAGTGACAACCCGGTTTAGGACGCTATCCCACGCGGGGACGCGGGCGGTTCTCGCCTCTGATCGCATTACGTTCGATGGCGTGAATTACGACATTTCCGGCATCAAAGAAATCGGGCGGGCGCAGGGCCTTGAGTTCACCGCGAACCGGAGGGCTGACTGATGGCGACAGTTACCGGGTTGCGCGAAATAGAGCAGGCGATGGAAGGCTTGACCAAGGCGGCGGGGCGCGGGGTTCTGCGACGGGCTTTGTTCAAGGTGTCAGAGCCGCTTGTAGAGGCCATG